TTCTTAAAGACTCTTTCCATTGGAATAACTTTCATAAATTCTTATCTTTAGGGATATCGAATATCGCTGGAGTTGTTGCTATTGGAGAATTCGTTAAAGCAGCTCGAGATTCAGTCGTAGAGTATTTTACCACTCCCCCTGAAAAGAGAGGCTTGCATATTTTCTTGAAAGGAGACACTTTCGAAGTGTGGCAAGTTGACGTTCTTGAATTCATAAATAGACACAATGATCTAGAATATTTACAGGAGAAGTTTGATGTTGATCGTAAGATAGATATCACTACTTCCATTTCTAGATATACCCTTACTCAACGAGCAATTGAGTGGGGTAAGGAACAATACAAAATTGGGAAAGCAATGTCGCTTGACAAGCGCATGCACTCCAGATTTTCTTCCGTATTTGTTAAGTTGATGTCTGATTTGAATTTAGCTATTAATAACCTTAATTCATTAGCGGCAGCGGGAAAGAGAGATCCTACTCCCTTTTCCTTCCTGATTAACTCCATTCCTGGAGTTATGAAATCAGAGTTTATGTATATTTGTATGACTGTTTGTGCTAGTGTGTATGGGGAATCCATGCACGCTTCAAATATCTACACTAGACAACCTGGTGTTGAGTTCTACAATGGAGCTCAACATAAACAGGGAATTTGGGTATACGATGATTTAGGCCAGGCTATTCCTGGTTCAGCAGGAAATACTGTTGTTAACGATGTTATCGGGGTTATTAATCCCGTCAGGCCATTATTGAATATGCCTGGAATCGAAGATAAATCTACTGTTACTCCAAATTGTAAAATTGTTATTGCAACTGCAAACATCAAAGATTTTGGAGCAAGAGATTACTTCACAGCACCCGCTGCTGGAGTACGTAGATTTCCTTGGGTTTTCACCCTTAAAGCAAAGGCTCAATATTGCTATAAGGGTACTAATACTTTTGATAAATCCATCATCTTCGGAGGTGATGAGATTGATAGATGGGATATCCTTGTCGAGGAAGTGATTCAACTCACTAACAAGACTTGGGAATATCGCCCAGTATCTTTCGAAGGTAAAGAACTCAAGTGGATCGATATCCACACATTCATGCGATGGCTTGGACAAACTTGTACTGCTCACAAGGATAAAGAGCAGCGAGCTTTTGATGGTACAATGAATCGTCCAACGAGGATTTGTAAGCATTGGAAGTTTGAGCATATGTGTTCTGATTGCAGACTTAAAGAGTTTGTGCAGAATAAAGATAAGGATGATTTCAAGATGGAAATTAACCTTCCAGAACCAGAGACTCGAGAGATGTCACCGGATAATGAGCGGATAGCTCAAAATTCAATGACTTATGAAACTCTTGATGCGGCTTTATTTTTGGAGCATAGTAAAGGATGTATGATTGCAGATGATTTAGCGGGAAATGTGAACTTTGCGAGCGATCGCGAATCGCATTTCTTTTTAAATCCGCGTCCTATTGACTTTAAAGATGCTACTTCTTTATTCAAGCTTACTAAGGCTAATGAACAATATATGCGCAACAAAGGAGATTTAATTGACGCTCTTCATAAACGTAATTACGTCATACCTACAGAGCCAGAAATTAAGTTTGCGGATCTCAACGTAGTACCTGAAAAGGTGGCTAGGTGGAGAGAGTACGTGAAACTTCATATGAGTGATAGAGTATTTGACGTCTTCAATAAGGCATCCAAGAAAGTAGAGTATTGGATGTTGAGAAGAATGATTAAGAAGAAGCTTAATTATGACTTAACCTATAAGGATTTCGAGAAGTTCACGAATGCTGACCCGAATTCCTTGTTAGGCTGTCTCCGTATCCAGATGGGATACAAGTCACCCGATAAAGTTGAGCTTTATAATGCATTTAAAGTTTATCCTATGTTCGAAGGCTTACTTTTAGTTTTAGGTTTAGTAGCCACTGCGGTTGTAGGTTTAGCAATTTCCGCTATTATCTCAAAAGCACGTGGTGTTGAACATGAACCGAATGTTGGCCTTATGACTCAGGAAACTTATGCAAAATTAAAAGCGTATGATGCTAGAGTTGGAGTTACGGAATCCACAATTCCCTTCTCTTCCAACTCTGTAGCTAGAACCTGGAGTGTGAAGCAGCCGCTTCGCACTGCTATGGAACTTGATAAATGGAGGAATCCTCTTTGGACTAAGAGCCTTGAAAACGCTCTTTTGTCTAATTTAGTTTCTCTAGAGTACGTTAGTTCCGATGGTTTAACTGCCAGTTGTCAAGGAGTTTTCATATCCGGAAACGTTCTTTTGACTGCCGGTCATAATATTCCTAAGACTAGAATAG